TTGTATCAGCAGCCCATTTCTCATCTCGACCTGGAACCTCATTCCACATAATCTTACCACAGTCCCAAGCACTATCAGGATTAGTCTCTGCCTCATTATAAATCTTATAGAAGAGATTCTGTGTACCATTAGCAGTAGAACAAATGAATGCTTTAGATTTTTTAGAGGATGAAATAATAGGATAGACAGACTTCCAAAACTCATCCACCAAATGGTTCTCAATGAAAGCCATCTCATCAATAACAAGACAGTTAACAGACTGACCACGAGCAGCTGTACCGGTTGTAGTTGTAATACCAATACGACTACCATTCTCAAGTGTCATTGATGTCTTAGCATATTCCTTTACTGGAGGTTTAAGCCAGTTAGGAAGTTCCTCATAAGCCATTCTAACACGAGAGAAGATCTCAATAGCAGTAGCCTCTTTGTTCGCTACTAATAGAATGCGTTGATCTTTCTTAAAGCATGCCTGCCATAGAAGGTAGATTGTCATAAGAGTAGACTTACCAATCTGACGAGATGCTAATAGAATATAGAATCTATTATCGCGCATAGCTCTTAATGCTTTCTTCTGTGCTGGATAGAGCTTAATCTTCTGCTTACCATGATCCAAGCTAACAATGAAGAAGAAGTTCTCAGCAAAGTATAGAATATTCTTCTTTGCCTTCTTAAGATCAGCTATCTTCTCCGGAGTATACTCACCCTTCCAGTTTCTATTAGGTAAGTTCTCATTACCCATATAGTATCTGCCATCGTTCTTATCTGCCATAGTCAGTATTTATTTAATCCGGACCCGTAAAGTTGCAACTTTTAATGGTTTTTTGATCAAGCTACCATAAATAATAGTATGGCTAAGAAAAAAGACCTTAAAGCTCTTGGTGACGTTTATAGCAAGCTCGGTGCAGAGGTTGTAGTTTCTGAGAAGAATGATATGACAGTAGGAGATAAGAACGCTGCTGTAGGAGAAGCTCCACTCGTAGATGGTGGTGCTACTAAAGATTGTGGATGTGAGGATCCAAAAGAAGTTAAAGGAGCAGATGCACCAGGTGTTGAAGATCCAGGTGATCCTAAAGAGGAAGTAGCAGGTACTCCAGAAGAAGATGAAGAAAATACCTCAGAAGCCTTGGAAACGGCAAGTTCGGGCATAAATAAATATATGGCCAAAAAATCCGCATTTGATGAACTCTACAGCAAAGTTATTTCCGAAGACTTTGGTATGGAGGAACAAGACGATCTCAACGCTCTTGGTATCGAAGACGCTACTCCCGACGATGAGCTCGGAGAAGAAGGCGACGACGATGCCAACGAAGAGGAAATTACCGTAACACTTGACAAGGAACTTGCAAAGACACTTTGTGACCTCCTTCAAGCTGCTATGGGTGAAGAAGAAACCGACGAAGCAGCTGACGAAGATGTCGCTGACGAACTCGAAACTGGACTCGAAGAGGACAACGAAGGTGCTCCAACAGCATTCAATACTCACTACAATGATGGAAAGAGTAACAAAGTTGGACACGCTGAAGGTCCTGGACAGCCAAAGGTACAAGCTGCTAATAAAGTAGCTCACAAGCCTACAGCCGGTCCTGGTGACACTGATGGAGCTCCACAAGCACACGGTGACCACTACAATGATGGAAAGAATAACAAAGTCGGTAATCACTCACACGGTGACGCTTTCGGTACTCTTAAAGTTCAGCCAAAGAATAAAGAGGTTAAAGCAGGTTAATTCCTTCTAAACTATTTACAGAGACTCATGGGAAACCATGAGTCTTTTTTTGTATTCTATGCAAAGGGGCATAAATATATGTATGCAGACATTCCAAGAGTATTACAACGGTGATAACATGATGAATGCTAATGCCGTCTCTGTTAAGCAGGGTGGTAAGAGTATTATGAGAGCCGGTCGTAAGCACGAAAACCTTAAGCGTCAGGAGTATCAGCACAAATGCCCTCACGTTAGAAACTGTATGCACAACGGTGCACCTATTACACTTGCAGGTCAACCATTAGTTAATGCTTTACAAATGTATGGTATGGAGTTTCAACCAGGTGTAACAAATGGTATTGGTAACTCAGATGTAGAGGTTGTAATGTTTGAAGACGAAGAGGGTCACCCAAAAGGAACAGTTCAAAGAAAGGCTGAGTAATGGGTTGTGGAGATCTAAATTGTAAGCCTGAAGACATCATGGCGGCAGCAAGTGCCCCATGTGGTCAGTTCATGAATGGTGATAAGCAAGGTGCACAGCAGCTTGTGTTTGACTTGGCCTATCAGGACTTGATTAACAACTTCGGTATTGAGGTTAACTACTACGTTAAGCCATTCAATCTATCAGCTGCTAATCTACTTTACGGAGAGCATCCAACAGCAATCTATTCTGCTGCTTCTGGTATGCAAATGTATGTTGAACTATCTCAAGAGGCTTTAGCTCTATCACAGTTTGGGTTTGATCCTGGTGATGAGTTTACTGGCTATGTTCACATTGATACTTTCCAAAGACAAATGAGCTCTAACGATGCTTATGCAACCCTTGATGATGTAGAACCTAAGTCAGGTGACCTTATACAAATGGTTGCAATGGGTTGTGATAGACCAGGAGGTCGTTGTGCTAACATCTATGAGATCACTGAGCGTAGAGATGAAGATGTAAGTACTATTAACCCTGCACTTGGTCACTATGTATATCGAGTACGTGCTAAGCGCTATGAGAACTCCTTTGAACCTAATGCACCAGAAGAGTGTGCTAACGAGCAAGTCTATGATGACTCACAGTTCGGTGTTCTTAGCTCCAACATACAACAGATGCTTAGTGCTGATGTATCTGCTCCTAAGACATATACTTACGATGTAGATCAAGACTCTAAGGATGATGTATACGATATGGACGTCAACGATAACGACGTTTACGGAGACTATTACTAAAATTTAAAAGACAAAAAAGCCCGATGGTCTTTCGATCATCGGGCTTTCTTTTGAGAAACTACTTACGCTTCTTCTTTGAAGCAGCTCGCTTACTTGGACTTGGAGGTGTCTCCTGACCCTTATCGAACTCTTCTTTTGTCTGTAGTTGCTGTCGCGCTGGTTGTAAGAGCGATTGCACAATAGCATTTACATCAAACATTTCATTTACATCGTTATATGGACACTCATGCACAGCACCAGTAAAGGTGTAATCATACAAGTAAGAGTCAATAGTACCCTCTGGTAGTTGGACAGGTGCTTTAATGTTAGTATGCATCTCGTAGCCAAATAGCTCTGGTTGAGTTGCAATCCATACAACAGTAGAAGACTTACCTAAAGCAGCTGCTGCATGCTGAAGAGATGAGTCAACAAAGAGGCAACGATCAGCAAAGCGTAGCATATTGAAGAGCTGCTTCTTTGGAATCTCTTTCTCAAAGCGAATGACATCATTAAGCTTGTGGTGGAAGTCATAACAGATATGAATGATCTGATAATGCTCTTTAAGATTGTCTACAATGGCTTGAGCTACTTCAGGGTGAATGTCTCTTGCCCATGAGTAGTTCTCTGCTTGGTGATGCTTACCTGGTCCACCAAAAGGTTGGAACATAAGGATTGGCTTTACCTTTTGAATCTGTGCAATCTCTGGATCAATATAAGCTTGCTCTCTCATATTGAAGTTCATATTAGGTGCCTCACCACTATACTTGATACCAATCATATCACACCAAGTCTTAATAAGGTGTTGCTTCTTAGTAATGTGTGAGGTCTCTTTATATGGTTCTTGTGCAAAGACTTCTGTATTCTTACCTAAGACGTAATCCTCATAGAAGTAAGGTACATTACCCAATCGATAGACTCGATGTACATCTTTATTATTGAGATAGACTTCTGGCCATGCACATACTACAATGATCTTAGTAGTAGGATGGTTATTCTTATACGCTTTAACAACAGCGGTAGAGGAAACGTGCTTCCCAATCCCGCCCTCGATGTTAAAGACAGCAAACTCTGGTGACTTTTTAGTGCTCATTACCTAAAGATTTATTCAGGTAATGTGAAAAATCAACTATACTAACCAGCAGATATCTTAAGAGTACCTCCGCAATTCCAAACAACTCCAGCGAGTAATGGATCACTTACAGGTAAGTTATTAAGGAATAGACTATTTGCGTGAAGCATGCAACCACTAACTGATGTCATGTTGGTAGCACCAGCAATTGCAGCTGAGTTATGCTTTGCAACGTTAGTACAACCTCCAAGCACAACTGCTTGCTCACCACTACCACATACCTTATTCAAAGCACCAGCAATTGTTGATCCCCATTTAGCTGTTGTACAGTTCATTGTACCACCAATAGTAACTGAGCCTTGAGCTGTAGTTTCGTTAGAACCACCACCAATAACAACACCACAACAAGCTGTACCACCAATAGTATTACTTGCACCTCCAATAATGGCTGTATCGTTTGATGAGGTTGAAACACTATGACCAGAACCACCAGTGATTAGATCACCAGTAACTTGTGTGTCAATAGATATCGTTACAAGAGTGCTTGTATCAGTAATGCAAGAGTCTTCAATATTGTTTCCTGCAGCATTAAACCTTGTTAACTTATTATCAGTACCACATACTTGTGCATAGTTACTATCATTTGTCCATTGGCTTATGTTACCTGACTTGTTAGTAAAGACTTGAGTATTAGAAGCTGTAGTTGTACCAGTGCAATTGATACCAGCACAACCACTTTGATTGAGAGCAGAAACCACACAACCATCTAATGCTAATGTAGCATTACCAGTAGTAGCACCACCACTAAGACCAGCACCAGCTGTTACACCTGTGATGTCACCTGAACCTCCTCCACCTGAACCAAAGAGTTGATCAAGGTTAACTCCAGCAGAAAGAATGTTACCATTGAAGCACTTATTACCACAAATGGTTTGGTTGGTTGAAGTAGTAACATCACCAACACAATTAAGACCAGCACAAGCACTTTGGTTAAGATAGTTAAGAGCACCAGAGTCAATACCTAATGTAGCATCTCCTGATGTAGCACCACCTGAGAGTAATGTACCAGCAGTAACACCTGTGATGTCTCCTGTACCACCTGCCCATGATGCTGAGTTAGCTTGAACTGTTGTTGCTGTACCATTCCATCTGGTTGTACAAGCTGGGGACATGACAAAGCAAAGTGAACCTGAAGTACCTCCACCTGCCATACCTGATCCTGTACAAATCTCTGTAATAGCACCAATGCAATTAAGACCTGGGCAAGCACTTTGATCCCATGTACCACTAGCAGTTGATACTGTTGAGTAAGTACCTTCCCAATTAGCACTAGCAGCTGCGAGGGTAGTATGTGCTCCATCAAAAGCATCAAAGCAATTGTTATCCATTGCAATGTTAATACTACCACAAGTACCACCACCAACAAGCCCACACCCTGTCGTTATACCTGTGATGTTATCTGCTCCAGTACTACCAATAGCTGATGCACTTACAAATTTAGTACAGCTGTCTTGCACAATTGCTACAAGCTCGTCGCCTAATATACAACTTGCTTCCGGAAGTTCACTGATTTTAATACCTGCCATACATTTATTTAATCAGTAAGCAGTTGATTATCATAAGGAACAATGATATAATTAGGTATAAGAAAATGAAAGCACCAATTACATTCGACGAACCGTCGCATACCTATACTCATAACGAGACTGGAGAGAAGTA